CAGTACAGGCTGATATAGCCGTTATGGGGTCTAGCATTAGTCTTTCTCCATGACCTCAAGCATCCTTTCAAGGGACTCTTTAATTCCCTTTATGTTCTCTTCGATCTTACCTAGTTGCACGGCTTGCATATTAGACGATGCTTCAACAGCTTTTACATCACCACTTATTCTAACTATAGAGGCGTAGTTAGCATCTACGTCTGCCCTCATTTGAGAGATGCTCCAAACTATCATTGCTGCTTGAAGAACCAAGGCAAACAATAGTGTTGCCGATATATTTTTACCCATTACGAAGCAGTCTTCCTCCCCCCTAGTCACAGGGGTAGGCTTTCCAATCTAACTGAAAGTGTGGTCCGTCCGGGAACTTCTTCCAATCACCACCCCATACAATCTTAATGTCTAGTTCCTTTGCAGCAGCCTTCATAGCATCACCAATGGGGTAAAAATCTTCCCACTCCCATGATACAGGATAGGGGACAACATCAACTGCATGGCCCGTCAGGTGACGAGACTTAAGTGTAGTTGACTTACCTGTTCTCTTAAGCATACGCTGACGTTCAATATTACGAACACCCTCAGTTACACTAAAGTCTTTTTCACTGATCTCTAATGCTCTTGTAACAACAGCAACCATGTCAGGATGTACTCCAGACAAGTTCTGCTTACTTCGTAGTCCTAGTTTGTATCCCATTGGTTGCTCCTTAAGAGGGTTTAGTAGGCCAATCACCACCAGAGCCATCCATGTCTGGATACTCAAGATTAGGCCAGTTAGAGTGTGTTGTAATGTCTCTTAGTGCTTGTCTATATGCTGACATATCAGAAGACATAGTTACGTCTGATAAGGCATGAAAGTCTGTCTCAGCTAGTCTACGATCACGCTCTTTCCTGTTACGTGTAGCTATTGCAGCATTAGCAGCCGTAACCACAGCAGTACGTTCCTCAGTAGTCATGTCAGTGACACGCCTAGTGTAGACTTTACCGTTTGACAAGTAAGGGTCTACAACCTCGTTCTTCTGTGTGGCAGAGTCAAAGGCGAGAAATGTTACTACCTCCGCACATGAGTTAGCTGCAAGCCACTGAATACTAGGCCCACTTGCAGGAAATGAAGTGTTAGGAAATAGAGATTTGTGGTCTGCTATCTCGCCTATGTTACTGCCATCTAGTTTTGCTATCTTCATTGTTATTGTCCTTTATCTGCGAATGCTGCTGTCGGGGCTGTGAAATTGCTGGTGTAACGAACTAATTGGGAAATTCTAAAATCGTCAATATAGCCCCCAAAGTAATGATAACTTGGGCTATACCCTCTGCCAATAAAGTGAGTTCCTGTTGTAGAAAATGTATTCGCCCCCGTCGCATTAGTTGCAGTCACTGAAGTGCCGTCAATGTAGCAAACATGAACGTTTGAACTATTCTTTGTAATTGCAACGTGATGCCACGCCCCAGCATTCATTGCAGAGTTTACGTTAAATTGGACTATAGTAGAGTAATCAGAAGGATCATAAGCCAATTGTATAGACCTGTCACTTCCGCTGCCGTTAATGCCACTGGTGAAGCCCATATATATTGAAGATGCTTCCCCATAAAACATATCAAAGTTTGAACTATTAGGCCACGCATTTAAGTATGCAAAAAACTCCATAGTAAATGAGTTTGTTAGATTTATTGCGGGGATGGCAACATAATCACTATTACCATCTAACAACAAAGAAGCAGTGCCAAACTTTTTCTGTGCAGTGCTAGTTTTAGCTGTGCCATACAACGTCAGATTATTCTGGGCAGCACTGTCAATCGCCTGACCATCGGCCATGTTTAGCAAGAAGTTTGTGTTCGTAACTGTTGAATACGGGGCTGTTGGAACAGTTATGGATGTACCTTCACTATACACGGCTGACGATGTGATACGAATGTTTGAAATATAGCCGTCCATAGTATTTGGGTAGTTGCCTGAATTTACATCTTCTGTCCCAATTACAAGATAATCCTGTGCTATATTGCCAGCGGAATTATTCAGTATTCTTGTACCGTTTACATAGAAAGCTATGTTGCTGCCCGTTCTCTGCAAGACAAAATGCGCCCATTGTTTCGGAGCTACCGTAGCATAACCCCCAGTTACACCATTTTGAAAAAATATTAACAGTCCAGCATTTGTAGTGATTATCATACGGCCCGTACTACGACCTTGATATTGTCCAACAACCCCGGATTCTGCTGTAGTATTAGGGTATACCCACCCCTCTAACGTATAGTTCCCAGATGCAGAGATAGGCGAAGCAGCAATGCTTAAAGCATCTGCGGTCCCATCAAAGTAAGCACTCGCTCCGTTTACCGCAGGGTCATACACTGCGTCAGTCAGGAATGGGCCAAATGATGTTACGGCTGGTATTACATACGGTGTTACAGTGTGGCCTGTTGCAGAGTTATCAACAAACCTATTTGATTGGCAAGTTAATAGTTTGGTATTTGTGATAGCTGTTAGTTTGCTTGTTGATGGGGTAAAGTTACTTGTATATACTGCTGTGCCTTTGACTACTCTCAGATTGCTAATTATCCCATTGAAATATTGACTATCACCAGCTAATCTCCAATTCGCAACATTCATTCCTCCGGGGCTTGATATATCACTTGAAAGACTAGCTGACTTTATTTCACTGCCGTCCAAATAAACTTTTACGGTGCCAGACGCTCTAGCAACTGCTAGATGATACCACTGATTTGTATTGTAGGATGTTGAACTGGCTATTGCTCCACCGTTCCACAAATTGATGTTTGTTCCATCAGCTATGTAAATTCCAAAAGAAGTTGTTGCACCAGTATTATTCCCAAACGTAACTAGATAGTCATAATATGCCCCATATGCCCTATTAAAAAAGAAAAACTCAACAGTAAAATCACCTGTCCCAAAATCAAAATCAGAGCTTTCAGCCACTTGCAAATAATTGCTAGTTACATAACTACCACCATCAAACGACACACCCCACTCACCGTCAGGCCGAGCAAATGGACCAAACGAGCCTTGCGTTACATTGCCATAAGCCGTGACTGTGTGGTTAGATGCAGAGCCATCATCAAACACATTGTTTACGCCGTTGTTTGCACCGTCAAAGTGAGACAAAAAACTAACACGATTGAACTCATCGTCTGATGGGCCATCACCGCCAGCAGCACCAGCAGCACCCATTAGTATTTTATTAGCTGTACTCATTATGCTAAAGCCTGTCCAGAAGTAAACCCATAGTATGTAGTACCGCCATCTACAGTGTAAAATACAAACACATCAACATTGCCACTTCCAGTAGATAGGGTAGGTGCTGTAGCTGAAGACCACTTAATAGCTGAGTTCCAAGTAATTGCCCTAGCTGAACTGTCTTGTATAACTCTTAGGGTAGCAGCAGATACTTTTCCACTAGCAGCAGGATTAGTGAAGCTAACTGTTGTATCCTCAGTCAAAGTATGGCTAAAGTTATTAGCTGTCTGTAAGTTAAGGGATACAGCATTGCTAGTTGAGGTTACAGCAGCATACTCTTCGCTAAAACCATTGTCTAAGGTTACGACACCATTAGCATCGGCTGTGACAACCTTACTAGCTTCAGATAACCCCAGTGTTGTTACATCATTGTAGTTTAATTCTGTAGCTGTAGCAGTGACACCAGTGTCAAGAGTAAGTACAGTTACCCAACCATTGTTAGCTTCATTTCTAATCTTGAGGGTATTAGTATCAGTCTCATACCATAGCTGATTGGCATTAGTTCCTTTCCGTAGCCCTTAGCTACATAGTCTAGGGTCACTGCATTGGTGCTTGCTGATCCCCCAGTAAAAGTGTTTATAGTGAACCCAGTTCGGGTCTTGTTTGTTATTGTATATCTGTCACCATCAGTTAAGTTAGCTAAGGATATACCTAGGGCTGGTGTAACGACGAAGGCATCATCAAAGGTTATATTAGTTGTTCCTGTAAAGGTTATATCACTGCCAGAAACTACTCTGTCTTGCATATCTATTGTCGCTGACAAAGCACTTACTACAGGGGTAACATTAGTATCTGTTGATGTCATAACTAGCCTAAACTCAAAGGCTCTGGCAGCTATATCAGATACAGAGAATGCTTGCCAATCAGACCATGTAGGTGTACCAGCAGGGTCATCGTCTGTATGCCTTAACTGTAGGGAAACAGATGTGTCCCCAAAGGCTGTAGGGTCTCCATCAAATACACCTGCTCTAGCATCGAAGTTACCTGTAGCACTATCAAATAGGTCTGTCCTATCAAACCTTGTACTTGTGAAGGAGAAGTTTAAGCGGCTTGTGTACTTTTGCCCTAAGTCAAGGTCATTGCTAAAGTAGTATATTCCAGAAGATGCGTAACCTGTAAAGTCATCAAATAACCCAGACCTATCATCAAAGTTACCCGTAGCATCATCAAACAGAGGTATTGTAGCTAACTCTAAGCTGTCATCATCATTTATTACCACATTAGATTTAACACCAGCAAAGGATGGGTTCTCTGTTAGTGTGGCTACAACATTAAGGTCTCCAATACCTATAGAGGTAACGACGAAGACAGCAGGGTTCTCAGACTCATTAGACCCACTTGTAGTGTCATCTACAGCCTTAATGAAGTATGTACCTACACCAGCATTTTGCAAAGCAAGGGTACTACTACCTACAGGTACTTGTGCTATGTTCTCAGCTTCCGAGTAGACTGCCCCACTAGTTAGGTGAGAATACCTAATGATATAGTGTGCTAAGTCTAAGTCAGATACTGGTGTCCAACTTAAGAACAGGTTACTTCCAACTACGTTACCATCAAAGTTAGTTACATCTGCTGGTGGTGCAGTTATTGTTTCCACATAATAGTTAGACACAGTGTTAAAGTCACCATGTACTCCAAGGGAATTAGTAGCCCTAGCCCTTATGTCATAGAAGCCATCCTCTACGCCTACATGTTCTACCCTCTCTGTACCGACAAAGGCACCAAGAGTTCCTAGTGCTGTAAAGTCAGTTTCTCCTGTCTTTCTAAACTGCACTTCTGCTGTATCTATCAGAGTACTTGTGTTGTTTATGTCAAGCAAGAGAACACCAAGGGTCTTACCTTTAACTCTTCTAAGTTCAGTACTGATGTTTATGCCAAGGTTAGGGACTGTGAAAGGAGACAACAAAGTAGTATTATCTCTCTCGTAGACTATACCATCGTCAACTTCATCAAAGACACTTTCAGATATTTCCTTGAGGGTCATTTCTACTTGTAGGTCGTACTCATTCTGTAGTCCAAATGTCCAAGAGACAACTTCAAACTCTTTATTAGTCCAACCAAGTCTAGTGTTAGTGATCCTTATGTTATCACCTGTCTGCACTTGAAAAGCCCTAAGACCAAAGGATGCTGTAAAGGATAGCTGTTGCCTGTTACGCTCTAAGACAATCCTAGCTGTTCTTCTGGCTTCTATGGAATTGTCAGTCCAAGGAAGGTCATAGTCTATAGAGGATTCTTGACCATTATCAGCAGTGACAAAAGTAGCATTAGTTACAGGTGGGAAATCTGTTACTTGCCAGTTGCTTTCTGAACCTTTAAATGTACCTTTGATACTGTTAAAGTTATCACGACGAGAGTGCCTAGTTGACAAGCTAAGGCCTGACCTAAGATCATCTTCATTGAGGTCTAGTACAGGGGCGGTCCACTTAGCAGCCTTTACGTTCCAATAGCCCTGAGTGTACCATATAGTACCCCCCATAGAGGTCATAAGGTCAGCTATAAGTTCCTGTGGCTCTATTGTTGTAGTAAAAGCACCATTGGCTGTGTATCGTGTTGTACCAGCATCTGTGCTAGTCTCGTCACATATGTTAGCGGCAGTGGTAAAGGCTGTATCGTTTATGTTAGCTGTAGCTTCACCTAATCCATATCCTGTAGCTGTCAGATAGTCTCTTACACAAAGGGCAGGGTTGTCAGACCAAGCAGTAGTGGAAGTTCTAGGATCGTATACCTTTTTACCTTTAATGACAGCGGTAATCTCAGGGACGTTATTAGGGAAGGCGTCTACATCATAAGTAAACTTACAATACAAGTAAGCAATGCCACGAAGTCTATGGTTCCCTGTCCAACTAGATACAGCACTAACTAAGTTACTGTCCGCAACTTGGTTTGGTGAGCCTAAGTGTTTATAAATCTTAATCTTGCCTTGGTAACGACTAGGAGAGGTTACAGTACCACTACCGTCTATAGTTGCTACTTCATCATTAATGTATATCTCTTCAAAAGAGGTTATCTCATGTCCAGCAAAGGCAACAACCCTGTGTAGGTCTACGTTATCTGTACCTGTAGTCCCATCAAATATTCTAGCACCCGCAACTTTCATCTTACCATAGATGATCTGATGGGGTATTGTAGAACCTCTTTGTGTTACTTCATAGCCTCTCTTACGTTCAGTACCACCCCTACCAGCTAAACTAGGTCTTAACGCCCTATAACAACAGCTTTGGCAAGGCTTTTAAAGCTAATCCCCATTAGTGTACTACCTGCTTATGCTCAGTTTTAGCTTTATCAGGGCTTCTTCCCCAGATTATCTCTTTGTCTTGTAAGTCCTCTATAAAGTCCATCCCCTTGTCTCCGGGATACACTGACTTCTGATAAGCAGAAGTGTACCTAGCAACTCTTGGTCTCTCTAGGTCTATTAGTTTGTTTTCTACAGTTAGTTCTATAGTAGCTGTATCGGGGTTTTCCTGTATGTTCATCTGATCCATGTAGCCAGAGAACGTCTGAGTTAAGGCTGTAGTGTCTGAAGTAATACCAAAGTAGATGTTACAGATACGACCTTGATATGGCTCCTGTAGAGCAAGAGATACTACCTCAGAGGTCATACCACTAAGAGTTATAGTTGCCCCCCTTACAGCAAGATCAGCACCCTCTTCTACAGATGATATGTCTAGTAAGTTGCCTGACCCTGTCCAAGTGTGACCACCGTAGGAAAGGTCTCCTACACCTGTCCACAACCTGAGTTCATTAGGGCTATCAAACAGGAGTTCTACAGCAAAGAAGGGGGAAATGACATCATCGTCTAGGGCATTAAGTACTACCGAGGGAATAGTCCTAGTCATTATGTTATCACCTCCACAGCCTCAAAGGATATACCATAGGTACTAGAGTTCCCTATCTGCCAATCTTGTACATTACTTGTTAGCCTAAAGACACCCTTAGCGTTGTCTACAACTACAGCAGCACTAGAGTAGGTAGCCTTGAGATTAGGCCATATGTCCACTGACCCTGTAGTAGAAATATCTGCTAAGACCTTATGTAGCCTAGCTGTGCTTGCTGAACCTAGTTGTATGTAGTCACCAGCTTTAAGTGTTCCACCATTACTAAGAGTTAAGGTAACAGAGGAAGCACCAGCAGTACCCGTTGCTACTATGTCACCATCTTCTGCTGTACCTCTAGCGGCTACACAATTAGGATCACCTAAGAGAAAAGTATTAACTGGTCCCTGTAACGACAACAAGAAAGCTACCCAAGGTTCACCTAAGTCTCTCCTGACAGGTGGTATAGTAACTGAGGCTTTCCATACTTGGCCTGTGTATTGTACTACCTGTTGTTTATAAGTGAAGGGAGACTCAGAGGTGGCAACAGCGTTCATAGCACTAAGAGTTATTTGTGCAAATCCTATATCAGTTGGTGCAGTCTTTAGTGCCATGAGGTTTCCTTACCCAAATGCCTGTTTCATCTGACCACCCCTACGACGATCATCTAGTATTTGCTTCTTAGTCATGTTAGCGATAGCTGGGGCTTGTTGTGCTATGATCTTTTTAACACTCTCGTCACCGTTAGCTTGGAAGTTAAAGTTCTGATGGATGATAACGTCACCAGCACCACCTTCTGCCTGTACACCTAGCTTACCATCTTTACCTCTTTTCAAAGGCATGATAGCTTCTGGGCCAGCTTCTCCCATTAGACCTGTACGACCATCATTCATAGGGAAGTAAGTGGGGCCACCTACGACACCACCATCAGCATAGGGTACTAAGTTCCCATTGCTAAACACATTGCCGTTAGCACTAGCGGAAGCATTAAAGCCCATAAAGCTACCTATACCACCGCTAATCATACCTGTGATCTGTTTTACAACATAGATACGATACAGTTCTTTAATAATATCGGCAGCCATGGATTTAAAGGCATCTTTAACGGACTTAGTGCCATCTACCATAGACATCAAGGCACTACCAAAACTGTTAGCTATAGTGTCTGCTACTTCCTTCTGTACTTCCCTCTGTTCTTCAAATACTCTAGTTCTTCTCTCTTCTTCCGCTACAAGTTCAGATAGAGACCTTAGTTGACTTTCTTTAGCCTTAATGTCAGCGTCTTGGTTCTGAAACTTAAGTTGCATATAGACTTCTTGTTCCCTACGTGCATCACCCTCTAATCCAAACAAAGCCTTACTTAACTCTATCTGTCTTTCCAGAGCCTTGATTGGGCCTTCCATAGTTTTTGGTTCTTTGCCTTTTGGACCTTTGGGTGCTTTAGGAGGCTTGGCTTTAGTACCTGCAACTCTGCTTTGTCCATAGGCTTGATATGTTAAGAACATCTGATACTCTGCGTCTGCCATAGTGACAAGGTTAGCTGATATTTTTTCACTAACTTTTAACTGTCTGTCTTTTTCCTCAGTAATCTTTTTGTTCATGTTGTAAGAGAGAATAAGACCATCATAGATAGCCATTTCTACCTTTAGGTTCTTTCCTAATATTCCCTGTTCTTTAAGTGACTCTTCATAGGCATCCCTAGCTAACTCCGCTTTCTTTTTGGCAACCTGCTCTGACTTACTACCATAAGTAGCCTCAAGTGCAGAAATATCAGCCTTATTCCTAAGTTCTTTTCTGTGCAAAGATATAGCGTCTTGTATAGCCGTTATAGCATCTTGATCAGCTTTCTTTTGGTCGGCAGCAGCTTGCCTATTAGCAAAGTACAGTTCTATGTAGCTTCTTTTTAAGTCCTGAACTTTGTCAACAGTGGTCTCTAACTGATCCCCTGTTTTACCCATACTAGCCTCTAACTCAGCCCCTGTAAGTACGGTTAGAGTAAGCTGCCTATAAAACTCTCGCATCTTATCAGGCATGTTTTCTAAAGTACCAAAGGTGGCTTTTAGAGTATCTCTAATTTTAGCAGCAGCAGTTATTCTTTCTGCGTTTGTCTCTAAGTCTCTTATACTGGCAACTTGTTTTTGTATTTCATAATACTGTTGTACTGTAAGACCTAAGTTTTCTGCCATAACTTTTACGGCTTGATTGGCACCCCCCATTGCTTCTCTTGCATAATCCCCAAAACTTTTACCTGCTATAGTAAGATTATCAAACTGCTGATTCAACACTTTAAAGGCTTTAATCTGCTCTAGCTTGGTTATGTCTTCAAGTAAAGGTCTTACAACATCCCCCCATACACCAAAACTGTTAATTAACTCAGCAGTAGATTGGGTAGCAACTGTAACAGCTTCTTTAAATTTGCCCATAGCCTCTACAGAGTCATCCATTCTCTCTTTAAAGGTCTTTAAGCTGCCAGAAGACTCACTAAAAGTCTTAAGGAGCATAGTACCTAACGACAACCCAATACCAATAACAGCACCAAGTACGCCGGGAAGTAGACCAGCAAGTTGTGTACCCTGTTGACCAAAAGCTACAAGTGCGCTAGTACCTGACTGCACCTGCACAAAGAAGTCACCAACCTGATAACCTACTTGTTGAGCAACCATACCAAACTTGTTAGTACTCTTTCCTGCAAGCCTTTGTGCATCTGCAAACTCCTTAGCGTTTTGCGCGGCACTGCCCATAGCTGCACTTTGTTGACCTACGGCATTAGTGGCCTTACCAAGGTTTTTGTACAACATACCCTCTTGAACATTTAGTTCATTAACCATTTTAGAGTACTTTTGGTGGTTTATCTTACCAGAGTTAACAGCGGAATCTAGTAGCTTAAAAGCCTTTCTTATCTTTAGGGCTTCTTTTTCTGTCTTTAACAGAGTAGCTGCAAGATTGTCTACACTCTTATTAGTCTTATCGACAGACGATGATTCGGCTATCACCTTAATTGAGATTACATCATCAGCCATTGTTTACCCTCATATAAACTCCGTCAAGCCTCTTAACCGCTTCTACTTCCCAAGCTGTCATAGGCGTGTCAGTTAGTTCTTTCCATGCTTTTATTTGTTCGTATGTTATCGGGTTAGGGCCACTAAAGCCACCAG